CTCCACTGACGTTGAAACAAATATGCCAGCTGCTACTAGACCAAAAGGACATTATGGAACATCATCTGGTGGTTGCTGTTCAGCATCCGCTTCTGTAACTGCTAAACGAGCACAATAATGAGATACTTAATCGTCAACGAAAAAGAAATCAATCCAGAACAGTTTGTAAACATGACTGCTACTGGAGATACCAGACTGCACTACAGCGAAATGTTTTCGTTGATGCACTTCTCATGTGTAGAGGTCAGTGAAACAGTTTTCCAAACTATCTCTAAAGAATGGGAACACAAATACTTAGAAGTTACAAAAGCACAAGCGTATAACGGATCAAACTTCTTCTCAGAAATTAGACCGTTTGGTAAAGTTGCTGCATCAGTTGATTCAGCTGGTTATGCATGGACTCCTGCTAACCCAGTTTTAAAAGTTCCCATTGAACTTACAGATGCAATTAAGAAAGAAGTTGTAGACTTCATGATATATTTTGCAAAAGAAATTATTGAAGATGAATTCAACACACGTCTTAAAAATCTTAAGAATACTACAGATTTAGAAGTAGCATCTTGGGAAATCCAAAAGCATGAAGCAAGAGAATGGTTAGAGCATAAAGGACTAGGTGGTAGTAAAACTCCTTTCTTAGACTACTTATCTATTGAAAGACATATTGATAAAGATACTCTTGCAAATAAGATACTTACAAATGCAGAATCGTGGGAAGATAAACTATCTACAATGTTAGTACAATACCAGATATTGATAAAGAAATTTGAAAATTGCGAATCTGTATGGGACCTAAATATATTATATGAAGATCACATTGGTATCATGTTGCCTCAAAAGCAAGCAATTGAGATGGGGAGAACAAAATCTGATACTGACTGGGATCGCAAACCAGAGTATGAGGTAGAACCCTATGTCTTTACATTCTGACGCTAATCTTTCAGATATTGTTTCCGACGTTAAAAATATAATAAGTTCAGACACAAACGAAGTTCACTTATCAAAGTCATTTGTAGACGAGTTCGCACTCACTAAAAAAGATTTTGATTGGTTGTCTGCATCCATGCGTTTTGATAGCGGGATGACTAGATATCAGTGTGAACATTTTGTTGCTGATACACAATTAACTCCATGGAGAAAAGTTCGTCAAGCAATGATGGAACTAGAAACCAGATACCATGCGTACATGGAGAACAGAAATAGTCTTAGAAAGGCAGAGATTCTTAGGAAAAGATTAGTACGGGATATAGAATTAATTCCTGACGAACTTGATAAAGAATTAATGCAGATAGATTATGAGAAAAACGATTATGATATTGGTATTTGGAAAAGAAAACTCAGACAGTCTGAGTTAGAACTTAAGTATTTTTTAGAAGTAATTGAAAAATATGTTGACGATGAGCACCCTATAGAGTATTATTGTACTGAGCACGAGCACGAAGAAAGACTATACTGGATTGCTCGTATGGGTAAACAAGCAGCAATGGACATCGTTTCTTATGGAAGAATCGGTTCTGGTAACATGACTACAATCATGGACATGCCAGAGGAAGATCAAGTAGAAACACTTGGTGTTGCTGTCAAATATTCTGGTATGATTGGTGGTGGTATTGACAAACTAAATAAAATGATTGCACCACAACTACAAGCACAGTTAGCACAGGAAGGCATAGCACTACCTAAACTGTTAGATCATAAATACAGTGGACAGGGACAAATTCAACCAAAGAAAGACAATGGATAGATTTTTTAATCCAACTAGTAGACACCTTGACCTCTTACCTGTAATTCACCATGCAATATGGCAGAGATACAGTCTAGAAACAGAAGAAGAAGGGAAAGTTGTTTATCCTAAAATAAACGAAGACAAACTAATTCAACTAGCAGAATCTTATAAAGGTATGTTAGTAGAGAATCCTGCTGATGAACATTTATACATGGAGAAAGTGATAGTAGAATATGGCCTCATTCTCAATACCGCTTAATACAAAACTACCTGAGGATTTCGTAGTAAACCAATTTATTCCTTTTCTAAAAGAACATAAGGAATATATCTATGATATCTATTTTACATGTCGTATGCCACCCTTTACACAAGATGCGATGGGTGACGTAATTGATGGTGACATCAGAGAGACAACTTTGAATGCTTTGTTTGTGTCACAGGAGACTGGGATACCTCTGTCAGCAACATTCAATAATATCCAAGTAGATCCTACACAGGAGAACTTGGATATTTTTATTGAAAATTTTAGATTTTTATATGAGAACGGAGTTCGTATAGTTACTCTACCTCATACAACATGGATGTTGACTGGTCAAATCCAAAGAGAGTTTCCAGAACTAAAAGTAAAGAATACTATTCTTAGAGAAGTTACTAGACCAAATGAAATAGTAAATCTTGCAAAGGCAGGATTCTATTATATTAATCTAGATAGAGATCTCATGCGTGATAGAGATTCTCTACTAAGAATTAAAAAAGCAAAAGAGTATTGTGCATCTATAGGTAAACCTGTTAAGATATCATTACTTTCTAATGAGTGGTGTTGGGGTGGATGTCCGATCATGCCAGAACATTATCATTACAATATGGTGAGGGAGAAAGATGACCCACAATATTTTAATGATTCTATCAGTAGAGTATCTTGTTCTACATGGGATGAGAAAGATCCTGCTGCATCATTAAAAGCAGCAACCATTCCTCCATGGAAAAAAGATTGGGAAGAGTTTGTTGATCTTGGTATAGATGTATTCAAGATGCATGGAAGAGAAAATGCTATGCGTCTTATGGAAAGTATGAGTATTATCAGTAGGTGGAAAAACAATGAAGAGATTTTACATCCACAGTTTAATGATTATATTGAAGACGTATCTCTAGAAGAAAGACCTATTGATATATGGCGTGAAAAAATTAAGACTTGTAAGTTTGACTGTTGGGATTGTAATTACTGTGATTCTGTTGTTCAGTCTAGAATGAAAAAGAACGACAGACATTTTGATGATGACATTAAATTAGTATTAGAATCTATTGACAAGGCAGCAAGAAGAGAAAGTAATTTTGTAGAAGAAGGATATAAGTATGAAGGTTTGTCATCAAATATAGTAAGACATTTTTTAAATAATTTATTATCTAAACCAGATGCAATCTACATGGAACTTGGCGTCCATGCTGGTAGCACATTCTTTGCTGCTACTATGAATAGAAATGTAGAATCATTTGCTGTAGATAATTATTCAGAAAAAGAAATTTCACCATTTAGAGATGATGTAGAAGTAGAAGGATATGAAGATCCTAAAAAAATATTTTGGGCAGGACTAGAAGAGAAGCAATATTTTTGTCCTAAGTCTATTCAAGATCTAACCCCTGCAAATGTACACAAACAACCTAATGTTATTTTCTATGATGCTGATCATGATCCACAAGCTCAGTATGATAATCTAACATTCTTGATTCCATGTTTTGCTGACAAGTTTATTCTTGTTGTTGATGATGCAAACTTTATGGGAGTTGTGCAATCATGTGAATTTTGGATTAAAGAAAATAAACTCAACTTATTGTTTGAGAGAAAGATTCTAACTAAGGTTCCAGAAGATCCTAATGGTTGGTGGAATGGTTTACATATTATGGTTCTACAAAAATGAATTCATTTAAAAATCAATACGTAGTTGTACCTCTTGTTGATGATTTTTATCAACAATTAGAAAAAGCAATAGAACCATTTGACAACTACAAACCAGGTAGAACAGATCAATGGGATGGTTCAAAATTTCAATCACAAAATCATAAAGATAGGAGTTCCAAGTTATGTTGGATAGATGATGAAGAAGTATATGCACTGTTAGATGGTATCATTTATTTTGCTAACAAAAAATGCGAATGGAATTTAGATATAGATTTTATAGAACCTTTCCAACGTACAAAATATGATGTAGGTGATTTTTATGATTGGCATTGTGATGAGATGGGTTGGTTAAAAGGTAAGAGACCTAAAGATAGAATACGTAAGATAAGTTTTACAGTTCTGTTGAATGATGAATTTGAAGGTGGTGAATTTGAGATATTACAGGGAACAGAGAAAGTTGTGATAGAATTAAAGAAGCAAGATATTATAATATTCATGAGTGATACTCCACATAGAGTTAGACCAGTAACGAAGGGTGTTAGACATTCTCTTGTAGGATGGATACAAGGACCTCCATTCAAATGAAATTCATAAAAGAATATACATTGAGTGATCTTGATATATGTGATCGTCTTATAGATCTATACAAAGACGCCGATAAAATAGATCTAACTTATGCTGGTCGTGTAGGTGGTGGAAGTGTCATGCCTGAGATAAAAAAGAGTAGAGATTTTTTTATTGAAGATGCTGGTCCTCTAGGAGAACCTAGTGATTATAAATTTGATCAATATCAAGAAGAGTTAAATGGATTCATTGCTAATTACTTAGAATCTTTAACTATACATGGTCAGGAATTTGTGATGACAAGACTACCACAGATTCAATATTATAAACCAGGTGATGGTTTCTATACTTGGCATGTAGATGCATCAGGGTCTGATGGATGTGATAGAGCATTCGTATACATTACATATCTGAATGATGTTCCTAATGCTGGAACTGAATTCTTTTATCAGGAGTATACTGTAGAAGCAAAGAAAGGTAATACAGTAATTTTTCCTGCTGGACTTACTCATAAGCATAGAGGTGTGATATCAGAAGAACATGAAAAATATATTATAACTGGATGGCTTTGGTGGGTATGAAAATTATAAAAAACTTTTTACCTAAACAATTACTTGATGCATGTGTAGACGACTTTAGATCTAAGTTGAATACTGATTGCTGGTCATCTAGTAACTTTGCATGGAAACCATTTTTAAGACAAGGTGTTCATGGATCAACTATTGCTACTGCTATTCCTAAAGTATTCAGCGATGAGATATCATCACATCTAAAACCACATG